CCCTGCGGCTACGGCTTCCTGGCAGTCAACCGCTACTACCGCCAGACGTGGCTGACGACCCCCTACTACGCGGGCTACATGAGCCATCCCGACGAGCAGCTGTACATGAGGAGCGGCAACAGCAACGCGGGCGGCTCGGCGTACGTGACGCTGCAGGAGAACTCCAGCAACTACGTGTACCTGGATAGCAGCCGCGCAGACATTGGGTCGTCGGGCACCGCCAGGATACTCGCCCCGAAGTTCGCCATAGGAACCAACCCGAGCAGCGGCGGCACCTACGGGTACACGGGCTCCACGCAGTTCATCGGGTGCATCACCAACAACGGCAACAGCTGGACGTGGGGCACCATCAACGTGGTGAACGGAATCATCACCGGCATGAGCAGCATCACGGGAAACTAGACCAGCGAGAGAGGAAACGGAATGTTCTACCACCTTGTGCAGCAGCCCGAAGCGCCGCAGGCGCTCGACGGCGCGCCGAAGCCGCCCGAGGCGCTTCCGGTGTTCGAGTGCATCAGCGACCCGGCCACGGCGCGGGCCATCGTGGAATCGGAAGACGTGTTCGAGTTCGACGGCAAGGGCGGCTTCACGCTCGTGTCCAGCCCCGTGGCCGTCATGGACGCGGAAGGCGGCGAGGCCAACGCCGTGGACTTCTCGGCGCTCACCGACGAGGAGATATGCGGGGTCCACAGAGCGCAGCCCGGCGACATATCGGGGACACTTGCGGCCGAAGGAAAGGAATGAGGCATGGCAACGCACGAGCTTACGCTCAACCTCAAGAAGACCAACATAGCGCCGCCCGTCATCACCGTGCACCAGGGCGACAGCGCCGAGGTCCTGAAGGCAGCCATCTACGACGGCGACAAGAAGGCGGCCCTGACGGGCTGCAAGGTGCACCTCATGGCTGCGAAGCCCGACCACACCTACGTGGAGCAGCAGTTCACTGGCATCAGCGACAACGTGGCCACCGTGACGGTCGACCCCGCCGTCTTCGGCGTGGCCGGGCTGCTCAAGGTGTGCTACGTGCGCGTGCGGAACGCGGCAGGGCTGGACGCCACCACCGAGAACGTCCTGGTGAACGTGCTGCCCTCGGCGAGCGCGTCGGGCGAGATATCCGGCCCGTACGTCGATGCGGTGGAGGCGATCATCGCGAACCTCGAAGGGCAGCTAGCCGACGTGAGCGCGCTGAACGCGCAGATGCAGAAGGCCGAGGCCTCCCGCGCGAGCGCGGAAAACCAGCGCGCCACGAACGAGAAGGCACGCCAGACCGCCGAAACCAAGCGCGCAGAGGCCGAGAAGAAGCGAGCCACGGCGGAAAGCGACCGCGTGACCGAGGCGTCGCAGCTGAAGACGGCCTCGCAAGCCGCCACGGCTGCGGCAAACGGCGCGGCCTCGAACGCCGACGCGGCGGCAAACATCGCCCTGCAGATAGCCAACAGCGTGGCGCAGGGCAGCGCGGGCAGCTCGGACATGGCCAGGCAGAAGCAGCAGATAGCCGACCTGTACGGCAAGCTGGCCGACGCCACGGACGCGTTCATCTACGACGACGGCACCGTGTACTGCCCCGCCTCCAAGGCCAGTGCATCTGGCAGCACCATCACGTTCGGGAGCACCTGCACGGCGTCCGGCACAACCCTCAACCTCAAGTAGAAAGGCAACGAAATGGCACAAGCGAAAACCCTGTCTGTGGGCGGCATCGGCTACGAGGTCATCGACTATACCGCGCGCAGCAACGCGCAGACGGCGCTCAACAACGCCGAGTACAGCCGCCAGGGCCAAATCGGCAAGTACGGCGGGCAGAACATCGCCACCATCCTGGCGGGAGAGATCGGCAGCGGCAGCGTGTACGACGCGCTGCATAAGCGCATCGCCGCCGCGAACTTCGCAGGCCTGCGCGTGGGCGACTACCTGGACGTACCGCTTGTGAGCGCATCCGCCGTCACCACACAGCAATCTGTGCGGTTCCTGCTTGCCCACATCGACCCGTACCTTTACTGCGGCGACAACAGCAAGGGACACCATATCGCGTTCGTGGCCTCCGCGCCCATCGCCGTGGCCAAGACCGTGACCGGCGTTGCCAACGACAGCTTCCTGATGTGGAACACGACCAACACCAACCAGGGCACCGCCGACCAGAAATGCCCCTACCCCAACAGCAACCTCAAGGCGTGGGAGACGGCCTTCGAGGCGTGCCTGCCTGAGGGGCTGACCAAGTACCTGCTTACCCAGCGCGTGCTGCTTGAGGAGCGGTACAGCGCCAGCGGCGCGCTCAACGACTCCAACTCGTGGAGCTGGCAGGATATCGGCAAGGTGTTCTCGCTGTCGGAGATGGAGGTGTACGGCTGCCCCGTGTGGGGGACGAAGGGCTACAGCGTGGGCTTCGACTGCCAGTTTAACCTGTTCCGAGACACGGCGCACCGAGTCAACGGAAATCGGTACAGTTGGTGGTTGCGTTCCGTCGTGGGTGGCTCCTCGTCCAACGTGTGCTACGTCGCCAGCCACGGCTCTGCCAACTACTATTCGGCGACGGACGTCTGGGTTCGCCCCCGCCCCGGCTTCCTCGTCGGCTAGCCAGCCGAGTGCTCTATACTCTGCTTTTAGGCGACCGCCTTGCGCGGTCGCCTCTCGCCCGCGAAGCGGGCCGTTTTTTTCCGCCAGTTTCCCCAGGAGGTGCACGTGAGCGGCGTCTACCAGCGCAACCGCGAGGTTTCCGAGTACAAGTTTTTCACTCAAGCGATCGCCATCCGCGCGGAGGTCAACAAGCTGATGGCGTCGTCCTCCGTGGTTCCGAAGGCCTATCGTCTGCTGAACGCGGTGCCCACGGTGGAGACGGCGCGCAGCATCGTGTACAACGTCAACCGCGCCGACTGCTTCTACCCCAACACCTCGTTCAACGCGCTGGAGAGGAAACGCTACCTGACGCTGGCCATAGCTGACTGCGAGCAGCTGATGCTGGACATGCAGTGCCTCATGGATATCGGCCTGCCCGTGAACGCCAACCGCTTCGAGGAGCTGGCGGCCATGGTCGAGGAGGAGATCAGGCTGCTGAAGGGCGCACGCAAGAACGTGCGCATGACGGGCAAGAAGTCCACCGAGGAGCGCATAGCCGAGGCCGAGGCCGAGCTAGAGCGCCTGCGTTCGCTATAATGGGCGGCGGTCGCGCCTTGTTTATCGGTACAATTGGTGGTTGCGTTCCGTCATGGGTGGCTCCTCGTCAAACGTGTGCTACGTCACCAACAACGGTCTTGCCGGCTACGCTTCGGCGACGGACGTCTGGGTTCGCCCCCGCCCCGGATTCCCTTATTGCCAGACCGAGTAGGCCCCAGGGCCGAAAGCAGAGCGCGGAGAGGAAGGAAGGCGCGACCGTCGGGCTCACGCCCGTAAATACGCACCCCGCGAGGGTGGCCGGACGCTGCTTGCATGGCGCGGCGCTCCGTGGCTTCGCCGCGTTTCATGGCCATACCTCAAGCGGCTGTCAGAGCCACATTGCAAGCCGTGCGGGGTGCCTTCTGTGAACTCCGAGCAAAGGCGGGCGGCGCGCCGGAAGCGCCGCGAGGAGAAGCGGGCCAAGGCCAAGGCCGAGCGCGTCAAGGCGTGCACGCTTGAGATCGTGGCCGACCTCAACAGCCTGTGCAAGGCTTCCAAGCAGGCCGCGCGCGGCGTGATGTGGAAGGCGTCCACGCAGCGGTACATGAAGGACTACCTGCGCAACGCCGTCCTGTCCCGCCGCGACCTTCTGGAGGGCCGCGACATATGCCGGGGCTTCATCCGCTTCGACCTGTGGGAGCGCGGCAAGCTGCGCCACATCAGCGCCGTGCACTTCCCCGAGCGCGTGGTGCAGAAGTCGCTGTCGCAGAACGCGCTCGTGCCCGCGATCGTGCCCACCCTCATAGCCGCGAACTCAGCGAACATAAAGGGGCGCGGCACCGACTACGCCCTGAAGCTGCTCAAGCGCCACCTGGCCGACCACTGGAGGCAGCACGGCCGCGAGGGCTACATCCTCCTGGGCGACTTCTCCGACTACTTCGCGCGCATAGCGCACCAACCCGTCAAAGACCAGATGGCCTCCGCGCTGCTAGATCCGCGCGTGGTCGCCTTGGAGCACCGCCTGATAGACGCGCAGGGCGATGTGGGCCTGGGGCTGGGCAGCGAGCCGAACCAGATATGCGCCGTCGCGCACCCCAACCGCATCGACCACTACGTAATCGAGATGCTGCGCCCCGAGGCCTACGGTCGATATATGGACGACTTCTACCTGATACACGAGTCCAAGGACTACCTGCAGGTGTGCCTGCTGCTCATAGAGCGCAAATGCGCCGAGCTGGGCATCGAGCTGAACCCGCGCAAGACCCGCGTGGTGAAGCTGACGCGCGGCTTCACGTGGCTGAAGAAGCGCATCTTCTACACCGAAACGGGCCGCATCGTCATGAAGCCGTGCCGCGACTCCATCACGCGCGAGCGACGCAAGCTGAAGAAGATGGCCCGCATGGTCGCCGATGGCATCATGACCCCCGAGCAGGTGGAGCAGAGCTACCAGAGCTGGCGCGGAGGCATGAAGCGGCTGGACGCGCACCGCAGCGTGCGGGCCATGGACGCGCTGTACCGCAGCCTGTTCGGAAATCCCGCGGGGGGGTTGCTCAATGCAATCCAAACCTGGAGGCGACACGGATGGGAACATGCCCCTACCCTAGCAACGGAAGGAGCGACCCATGACGGAACAGGAAATCGCCGGGGAGATCAACGGCTACAAACAGCAGCTTGAGCAGAGCGACTACAAGGTCATGAAGGCGGTGGAGCGCATCTTCTCCGCATCGTCCATCACCGACCTGCTCTCGGCCATCGCCGCAGCTGCCAAGGAGGTGGCCGAGATCATCTCGCAGCGCCAGACGTGGCGCGACCGCATCAACGAGCTGGAAGCCATGGAGCCCGACCAGCCGGAAGCGCCGCAGGAGTAGCGAGCGCCCCTTCGGGGGCGCTTTTCTTTTGCCCGGCGACACCTCGCGGACAATCGCGGCAGCGATTCGAGGAGGTGAGAAAACGAATGACCGACGTGCTGGAAATCTTCGCGCCGTACGGCCCAGGGTCGCTTTTCGGCGCGCTGCTCGTCCTAGTGGTCCTGTACTTCGGCAAGCAGTTCCTCGAAGAGTTCAAGGCCCAGAACGAGCGCAAGGCGAACATCGACCTCAAGCGCGAGGAGCGAAAGCAGGACGAGGTGAACGAGCGGGCGCAGCGCGACCGCGAGCGCAGCCAGATGGAGGGCCGCATCGCCGCGCAGATGGAGCGCAGCAACGCGCTGATGGAGGCTATGAAGGCGCTCATGGAGTCCGTCGTGACCTCCAACGAGGTGCTGCACGCCGACCTGGCGAACAGCCAGGCGCGCAGCCAGGGCATGGCGGCGAAGGTCGACCACATCGCCGACCGCGTTGACCTGCTCTACAAGGAATCGGCTCGATAGAAAGGAATCCGAAATGACAGAAATGCAAGCAATCGCAGCCATCGTGCTGTCTTTCGCCGTGCCGTTCGCGGTGCAGCTGATCAAGACCGAGGCCATGGCCGGCAAGGCCGCGCGCATCCTGGCGCTGGGCTGCTCGCTCCTGGCGGGCGTCGTGACCGGCTTCGTGGGCGGCGTGCCCGCAGACCCGGGCGCATGGGTCACGTGCGCCTTCGCCGTGGTAGGCGGCGTGCAGGCGGCCTACACGCTGTTCAAGTCGGTAGGCATCACATCCAAGTGGCTCGACGCCCTGCTGGGCGTGACCGTAGGCGGGAAGGAGTAGGCAATGGCTAAACTGTTCATCATCTGCGGCCACGGCGCTGGCGACCCCGGCTGCTGCGCAGGCGGCTGCACCGAGGCCGAGCGCGTTCGCGCCCTGGGCCAGCGAATCAAGGAACTGGGCGGTTCCGAGGTCGAGCTGGGCGATACGTCCCGCAACTGGTACGCCGACGGCGGGCTTAACCGCCTGCGCACCGACGCGCCAGTGGTGGAGCTGCACATGGACGCCAGCGGCATCGCCACGGCCCACGGCGCGCACGTCATCATCAAGGAGGGCTTTGAGCCTGACGAGTACGACAATGCGCTGGCCGACAAGCTGGCGGCGTTCATGCCCGGGCGCTCCGAGAAGCTGGTGCGCCGTTCCGACCTCGCGAACCCGAACCGAGCCGCCGCGCGCGGCATCAACTACCGCCTGTGCGAGAACGGCTTCATCGACAACGACGGCGACCGCGAGAAGTTCAACGGCAACCTGGACGAGCTGGCGCGCATCTACCTGGAATGCTTCGGCATCACTGCTGGAAGCGCCCCCGCAGCCGTCCCGCAGCCGCAGCCTGCGCAGCAGGAAACGACCGAGAACTTCGGCGGCACCTACCGCTGCACTGTGGACTACCTGCGCGTGCGCGACGCCCCCGGCCTGGGCGGCACCGAGGTGGCGCACTATTCCAGCGGCGAGACCGTGACGCTGGATAACTGGTACAAGATCGCCGACGGCTACGTGTGGGGCCGATACACGGGCTACAGCGGCGCAACGCGCTACATCGCCGTGGGCAAGGCCACGGGCAAGCCAGAGGCCGACGACTATCTGGTGAAGGTGGGATAGGCCATGCCGTACCCGAGCCCCGCAGACGAGGAGCGCAACGGCGGGTGCGGCCCCATCCTCGCGGCGGTCGTCCTGCTGTTCATCGTCCTGGCCGCCGCCAGCTGCGCGTCGCAGGCCATGGGAGCGCAAGACGTGACCGTGAGGCAAGCTCGCACGGACGGCCCCATATACGACCTGCCCGAGGGCATCGGCCAGGAAATCGTGTGCGACGAGCACAACCGCGAGTACCTGCTGCTTACCACCGAGCAGGGCGGCGTGTTCCTCATGCCGTACATGGACGAGGACGGCGAGCAGGAGATCATGCCGCAGGCCTAGAACGCAAAGAAGCCGCCCCGTATGGAGCGGCTTCTTTCTATCTGACGAGCAATACGAACGCCCGCCTAACGACGAACACGCGTATGTGTTCGCCTACTGAACAGTTGGTGGAGGCGCGGAGAATCGAACTCCGGTCCACGAAAGCCCCCTGATTGGCATCTCCAAGCTCAGTCGCTGGATTTGTCTCGGACACTTTGCGCGCAGCGACACGCTCGCGGCGTCCTAACCGGTTCGGTCTTAGCCTGCGCCATACCGATTACGTGCGCAGGAGCATTCCCCTAAAATGACGTCGCGCCGGTGTCGGGGAAATCACCGGGTTGACGCGCCGCTATAAACTAAGCAGCGAGAGCCATAGGCTCAAAAGAAGAGTTGTTGTCAATTCAATTTGACGGTACCCCTGTTTAACGAGGCGAGGAGACCTCGGCTTGCTTCCTCTCTCAGAGCTATCGTGTCGAAACCAGTCGCCCCCGAATGTCGGGAAAGTCTGGATGGTATTGGGCACGAGCACCCAACGCCCGTCGACTTTTCAAGGAACATACGGAGCGAGCCCCGCTTGTGGAGTGTTATCTTACCACGTTCTGAAAGCGGACAGCTGTTCTATGCACGAGCTGTGAAGACCCCAATGTGCGCCGCACTTCGCACTTTTGCTACCGATCGCGTCACGTATATTTTCGCCAAGCAAAATTGACCCATCGAAAGGATCGTTATGGATACCAAGCAGCAACTCGTCAATGCCCTCGCAGGCTTGGGCTCAACCATTACCGAAGCTATGGATGTGATCGAGGGCTTTGTCCCCTGCGGACATCCCGCCCTCACGGTATCGAACGCACTCGTCGCGCTGGACGCTGACGATGATGCAGCTCTCGCCCAGCAGCTTGAGACCGTCGAGGGCTTTATCGACCACGTGAGTGAGAACCGCGGCGTGCCCGCCTACCACGGCATCGAGGTCGAGCTCGCGGGTCCCAAAGTCGATCTGCTCGCAGCAATCCGCGAAGTAGGCGCCCTTATGCAGACCGCAGGCGTCAAGAACACCCGGGTCAACGAGTGGGTCTACCGCAGTCTGGCAGCACTCGACAGCTCCGACGAAAAGGCAGCCGAGCAGCTCGCAGAAAGCCCCGCCATCAAAGCTTCACTTGCCTAAAAAGGCCTGCACCCTGGTGGCTGCGGTGCCGCCCGAATGCAGGCCATAAACTCAAGCAAAAGCGCTAGCGCAGATATGCCTTCGCGTTGCTCAGGCTGTAGGCAATCGTCGAGCCGTTGTGCAGCAGCGATGACGCCTGCGGGGTAATCGCGCCGGTAATGCCCAGTGCCAGGAGCGCCGAGTTGGTGAGCATTACCTTAGAGTAGGAGCTCGTCAGACGATCAACGAGGCCCTGGCTCATACGGCGCAGACGCACGATCGCAGCCAGATCCGTATCGGTCAGGATGATATCGGCGACCTCCTTGGCGATGTCGCTTCCGCCACCCATTGCCAGCCCCACGTCGGCCAAACCGAGCGCCGGCGAATCGTTGACGCCGTCGCCCACCATGGCAACGTGGCGCCCCTCGCCCTTAATGCGCTCCACATACGTGTACTTGTCCTCGGGCAGCAGCTCAGCCTTAAACTCGTCGACACCCGCCTCGCGCGCAATGCGCTCAGCCGTGCGCTCCGAATCGCCCGTGAGCATAACGACATGCTTGACGCCCAGCGCATGCAGGTCGGCGATGGCCTCACGGACCCCGGGCTTGAGCGGATCCTCGATACCGAGCACGCCGACAACCTCGCCATCGACCGCCAGATACAGCGGCGACAGGCCCTGCATCTGGGACTCGATTTGCTCCTTAATGCCGGACTCGAGCTGCGCGCCCTCATCCTCGAATACAAAGTGCGCGGAACCAATGATGGCGCGACACCCTTCAATGGACGAAGCGATGCCGTGCGCCACGATGTACTCGACGGCAGCATGGCGCTCGCGGTGCTCGAGCCCGCGCTCACGTGCCGCATTGACCACGGCACGCGCCACCGGATGCGGAAAATGCTCCTCCAAGCAAGCGGAAAGGCGCAGGACCTCGTCCTCGCTCCAGCCGTCGGTCGTGAGCACGCAAGCTAGACGCGGCTGCGCCTCGGTGAGCGTGCCGGTCTTATCAAACACAATGGTGTCGGCCTTGGCAAACGACTCAAAGTACTTGGCGCCCTTGACCATCACGCCCATCTTGGCGGCATCGCTCATGGCAGTCATGACGGCGACGGAACCCGTGAGCTTGAGTGCACACGAGTAGTCGACCATCAGTGCCGCCGAGGTCTTGATGAGGCTGTGGGTGGTAAGCGCGACCAGGCCCGCGAGCAGGAAGTTCCACGGGACGATCTTGTTGGCGAGGTCCTCCATGTGCGACTGGCCCTCGGACTTGAGCGAGTCGGCCGTCTGCACGAGCGAGACAATCGAACGCAACTTGGTCTGAGCCGTGTTAGCGCGCACGCGCACCAAGATGCCGCCGTCTTCCACGACGGTACCGGCGAACACGTCGTCGCCCACGCTGCGCTCGACGGCCAGCGGCTCGCCGGTCAGGGTCGCTTGGTTGACCATGGCGCTCCCCTGCTCGACAACACCGTCAATGCAGATGGACATGCCGGTGCGCACGGCGACCAGGTCGCCGGGCTCAAGCTCGGTGGCGGCAACGCTTACCTCGGTGTCGCCGACGACCTTTTGCGCCTTGTCGGGCACATCGAGCAGCGAGTTGATGAGTTCGTTTTCGCTCATGGCGCGGGTGTAGTCCTCGAGCAGCTCGCCCACGTTGAGCAGGAACATCGTCTGGCCCGCGGTGTCGACGTCGCGCTTGACGAACGAAATGCCGATGGCCGAAGCGTCGAGCACAGGAACGGTCAGGCGCGGCTGCGCCAGCTCATGAAGGGCAGCGCGCAAAAATGCCATGTAACCGGCCACGACAAACACCGCACGCAGAGGCGTCGGCAAGAACCAGCGGCGCGCGTAGTGGGCGCCGATAAGTGTGGCAAGATCCATGACGAGCTTGTGCTTGCGTGGCTCAAGCTGCATCACGTAGCCCGACTTGGCATCGGCGATAGCTTGAGCATCGAGTGCGCCCAGGGCGTCGAGCACGCTCGCGCGGCGCGGCTCGTCGTACTCCAGCGCCATCTGGCCAATGCGGCCATACACGCGCACCTTGTGCACGCCATCGATGTCGCCGCCAAGCTTAAGAAGTGCATCGAGATCGCTCTCTGGCAGAGGACCCGCCAATTGAAGACGGGTCCTGCCGGGGATCTCGCTAATAATCGAGAATCTCATAGTTTGTGCCTGGGAGCGTTACTCGGCTGCCTCGTCAGCAGCGGCCTCGCTCTGGGTGATGTAGGCAGCCTCGGCAACCATGTCATCGACATTGGCCTTGGCCTGCTCGACCATGTCCTGGTAGCCGTTCTTGATGCGCATGCCGCACGCGATACCCTGCACGCAGGCATTCTTGACCGGAGCGCTGGTAAGCAGCTTGATGCCGGCCGTGCCAAGCAGAAAACCGCCACCGACAAGCAGGGTATTGAACGTCGACTTCTTCAT